CCTCCTTGGCCATCAGGCCAGAACGCCCTTCGCCTTACCGATCAGCACCGCTCGCCGGCGCTGCTCTGCCCGGGAGAACGACGGAGGATCGACCTCGTAGTAGCCGGTGGCGATCATCGTCTTCACTTCGACGCTCTCGGCACTTGCGACCATGGCGTACTCGTAGCGCGGCACCGGGAAGCCGGGGACGGGAACCGAGAGCGCCGCGATCAGCTCGAGCCAGCCGTTCTCACGGCGCCAGTCGCCCGAGGGCGGGTTGGCCAGCATGTCGCGCACGCGCTCTGCCGGGCAGTCCGAGCGGACGACGCCGGAGAGCCAGATCCCGTACTTGCCGTCGGTGGCGCGGACGAAGGCGCCCACGAGGGCCGACTTGTCGTAGTGCTTGGTCGCATCCGCGCCCGAGTAGTCGACGCTTGCGTGTCCGTCCTTGGCGCTCTCGCCGACAACGATGCGGCCGACGTCGACGAACTCGCCCTCCTTCGTCCTCAGCGTCCCGACGTGGAAGAAGGAGTAGTTCGTCCGAGAGGGCTTCGCGAGCACGCACTCGTTCATGAAGCCGTGATGGCACTGATCCCAGGTCGCAAGGTGGCCCATGATCCGGCCATCGTCCATCACCGTGAGCGGGAACTTGCCATCCGTCTCCGGGGTGTAGAACCAGTCCTTCGGCGGGGCGATCGGTGCGATCCCAGCCGCTGCTGCGGTGATCGAGCGGGCGATCAGGCTCACGTTTGCAGATGCCGATGCGGTGACCGAATCGGGTTCGCTGACGATCCTCATGGTGGCGTCCGCGAAAGCCGAGAACGAGCAGAGCGTCGCGCCCATAATGTCGCCCTCTATGCCAATGTTGTACTCACCGTTCGCGTAGCGCTCGAAGTCGATCTCGCTCTCCGGGACTTCCGCAAGCGTCTTGGCATCGAGCAGGACGCGGCGCGTCGGTGCGATGTCGACCGATACGTGCCGCAGGACCTCGTCCTCGACCAACTGTGCCGCGGCCGGCCCCATCTCGAGGTCGGAGAACTCGCCGGCGCCCATGATCGCAATGACGCCCTCGCCGAGATCGGGGCGATCCACCCGCCAGATCTTGGTCAGCTTCCCGCAGATCTCTGCACCATCATGCCCCTCGGCTGTGGCCGTCTGGATCTTGAGGGAAAGTGGCAGATCGCGGTTCGTGATCTTGCCGGCGATCAGCACGCGCCCGTCCGAGGTTGCGAGTCCCTCGTAGGCCAACTCGCTCTCCCAGGTCGGTAGCGACATGTCGGGCTCCTCGACGCCACCTTCACCAGCATCCTCCTCCGGAGACTCGGCCTCGGCCATGTCCATACCGCACTGGTCGCAGACCTTCGCGGAAGCATCGTTCATCGCGCCACAGTCCGGGCAGGCGCAGTCTTCCTCTTCCTCCTCGCCTACCTCGACCTCGACCTCGACGGACACGCCGGCCTCGACCGCGCCCTCAGCTGCGAGCTTGGTCTTGCAGGCCAGGCACTCCTTGGCCCCCATCGGCACTTCCGCGCCACAGTTTGAGCATGTGGTCTTCTTGGGCGCCAGTTCGATGGTGTTGGTGGTGTTACCGCTCGTATTCGCCGACGTCGTAACCGTCAAGGTCGGCTGAAAATCAGTTGCTGACATTGGAAGCCTCCCTGGCTCGCTCGAACTGAGCGGCGAATCCGCTCGGTAATGCCGGATGATCCGACTTGAATATCGTACGCGCAGCGTAGGACTCCACCATCTCGGAAATTGCCTTGGCCTGGACGATTGCGTAACCCCAATCGACAAGGAGCGTCTGCAGTGTGTCTGCGCCACCCTTGACAAGGTTGAGTGGAGCAAGCGATAGGCGGTCGATCATCTCGGGACCGACAAACGCGGCGAGAGTGGCGTTGGGTTGGCCGTTCACTCCCTCGAAGCACTCCGGGCAAGACTTCTCCTTCTGCCTGATCCGAATCCCAGCCAGTTCTCGGCAGCGTGCGAGCGCCATCTCGGCCGCTCCCATCTCGAGTGCTGCGGAAACAACCCGCGTCTTGCGACCCGAGTCACCTTCTGCTCCAGGCGGAGGAGGACTTATGGAAGGATCGACGGGAGCCGTGGCGGGAGCTTCGATTCCCAGGATTCCCTCGTTCTTGAGCTTGATCGCCAGATACTCGTCGTGCTCCTCTTCGGTCTGCTTGTACTCCTCGGGAATGTTCTTCAGCTTGCGGTAGCCCCTGCCGCCAATCTGGCCGCGATCGTGTGCGGCATCAGCATCGGCGGACTGATCTGCGGGAACAACGACCGCCGACTCGTCCCAGCCGATAACGATGTCTTCCCAGTTCTCGTAGCCGCCCTCTCGCAGCCCGGGGCGCAGGTAGGCATCGTTGATGTCCCCTACGTACTGATCCGCGATCCCGGTTCCGTGTGAGCGCCACATGTCGTCCAGGATCTGCTTGGCCGCCCAGTGGTTCGCCGTCGCAAGGCCCATCAGGTACTCGGCCGGGAAGTCCATTCCGCGCGCCATCCGCTCGACTGCTTCCTTGCGAAGGTCGCGTTCCATGTAGTCGTTCTGCACGTCGTGCAGCTTGACCATCCTGATTCGATCGAGGAGCTCGTATGCCCCCCAGATCACCCATGGCGCCGCAGCACCAGCGCTGCCAGCAGCCTCGATCTGACTCTCGAAATGTTGGAGCATCTCGTCAACGAACGGGTCTGACTCTTCGTCTTCGTCACCTGTCACTTCGGCCGGCACTGGAGCCATCTCGGTCGGCATCACCAGAACACCGGCAACCGTGCGTGATGTGGCCGTCGCGCGAACAGCAGCAGTGAGGATGATCAACTCTTCGGCTATATCGAGCACGCTCCGCATTGGTGAGTCGGCCTCGCCGCTTCGTCTTGGGTGCGGCGTCCACATCCGGAAGACGCGAGCCTGACTTGACGAGTATTCGACCGGATCGATGTTTCCCATCGGCTTCCAGATGATCGTCTTCACATCGTCGCCGACTCTCTCGACATCAATCTCCTCGTTCCAGACGAACTGCCAGTACTCCTCTTCCGTGTCGATGTTTAGACCGAGGAGGTTCCCTTCTCCCGTTGTGAACATCAGCCGCCCGTAGTTTCCAAGGATGCCCTTGGAAGTGCCATCCTTCCCCTTCAGGCGAGCGAGCATCTCAACGGGCAGCCCGCTCGTGATCGGTTCGATGGTTCCGTCGGATCGGAGCGTCCCGGGGAAGATGCGCAACGGGCGCAACATCCTGGCGTAGAAACGTGACGAGTACGCGAGTTCCGGGACGAGGTCAAGGTAGGCGAGAGCCCGTTTCTGCCACGAGAGCGCCTTGCGATTGAGATAGGCGCTATCACTCGAGCGACCCGTGTAGCTGGCAGCGGACGCGACGAGCGCCGACCGCGGGCGCGTCAGAGGGAGAGCCAAGTTCTACCTACTTCTGATCGACTGGAGCTGGGCGAGGAGCCAGCGGAAGCTTCTTCTTCCCACAATTGCACAAGATGTGTCTCCTCGGGTTGAGAAAGGATGCGTCGGCGAGATTGTAGAGCAGAGACGGGACGCCTCCGGTTAGTCGCCCGAGAAGTACTCGGTCAGCCCCACGGCGGCGCTTATGGCAAGCGGTACCGATAACCCTGTCGTCCATTCCGGTTGCCATAGCCAGAGCAACCAGATAACCACAGATATATGGAACCCGAGGCAATAGGGACATGAGATGAACTTCGCCAGCTCGATCCGATACCCATCGGGAATTGTTTCTCCCTCTTGCCACTTATTTGGCAGCCGAACGATCTTCCGGCGTGGGATTTGAAAGATCTCATCCTCGGAAGCCAAGCGCCAGATCCGAAACGCGGCGAGCGCAAGAATTGCGAATTCCCACCAACCCGGGATCTTCATGATATGGCACGCGGGTTGGCAAGCGGGTCTATGGTCCTCGTCCAATCAAGAGTCATCTCCATGCCTTCATAGAGAGACACCTTGGGTTCCCAGCCAAGTCTCCGGAGCTTCTGCACCGAGAGACGCTTGACAACGGTCTGCTGCGCGGGCGCTTTGATCGCTTCGATCAAGCCCTTGTCAGCACCGGTAAGGGTGCAGATGAGTTCGGCCACATCCTGCATGAGGATGCTGTCGTCATCGCGGCCGATGTTGTAGACGCCGTCGCTCTTCTCCATCACAAGACGGATTGCCCTGACGGTGTCTCCGATCCAGCACCACGAGCGCTCGGCTCCGATATGAACTGGTATCGGCAGGCCATGCTGGGCCCGCAGGAGCAGGTTTACGATGGCCGACCTTCCACCCGGGCCGTATGTGGATGAGATGCGGAGTACAGTCAGGCCATTGGGTGCATAGAGGAGGCCGAGGGACTCTCCCATCAACTTACCCAGCGCATAGGTGGTCTGCGGGAGTTCAAACGGGCCCTCCTCGGTGGAGACGGCTCCTCCGGTGTCACCGTAGATCTCGTCCGTCGAGGCGTAGATGAGTCGAACCCCCAACTCGCCGCATGCCTTGGCAACCTCGGCCGTCACGCCGGCGGTATCACCAACCGTCTTGAATACGGAGTCCTCGCCAAGTAGGCCGCTACTCTCGCCCTCGAGATGGATCAGTACCTCGGCCTTGTGACTTGCGATCGCCCGGCGCACGTCTGTAGCACCGTCGATCCCGGAGACGAGATGACCGGCGTCCTGCAACTCCCGGTCCAGATGACTTCCGATGAAACTGGATGCCCCCGTTATAAGAACCCTCATGTTGTCCCCCTCCCTTTCTAGTAACCGTCGCTGTAAAGCCGTACCGGAGTTTCGAGCTCGTGAACTTCTTCCTCCGCCTCTGTAGGTGAAAGATAGATGTCGGGCCAGATGTCCGAGCCTATCCTCTGCCTCCAGTAGCGGAAAGTCTTCTGCGAGTTGCCCCGATTCCTTGAGTTGGCAGAGACGT